AAGAAAATCATATTGTGCAAGAAGTGCTGGTCAAATGAAACAATTTCCTGAAGCTGCTAAAGATCCTAATAGTAGACTAAGACAAGCACGTAAAAGATGGAAGTGTTAATTATGCCCTTCATGAAAAATGGAAAACGTGATTATAAAAAAGAAAGAGCCTGGGAAAAAGCTAATGGAGACAAACGTGGCAAAGAACGAGCCATGAGAAATAAAGCTCGTAGAGAGGCAGGACTTAAGGTAGGAGATCCTAGACAAGCAGATCATAAAACTCCTTTAGTAGAAGGAGGTAGTACAGATAAAAAGAATGTTCGTATTGTATCTGCTAAAACAAATGCTAGGAAAGAAGTGTTAAGAAAAAAGAGAGAAGCAAAATGAAAAATATAATTATATTATTAGTAATTTTAAGTGTTATTGGCTGTTCTTCTACAGCAAAAGTAAAGATGAAAGAACAACTTAATGAAGTGGCTACTGCTGTTGAGATACTGAATGATAAGTATTGTGCAGAGGAAAATGAACAGATGCGACAAATTCTGATTACAGGCATTAGGTTTTACTTCCCTGCATATCCCGATGATGGCTATTGTAACTTAATGGAGATGTTAGATGGCAAATAAATTTACAGCAGTGTTTTCTATTCCTGAAGCTTTACAAGCAGGAAAGATGGTGTCAAATCCTACAGCATGGAAACAAGGGCAAATTACAGCTAGTGTACTTGTAGGACTTTTAGGTAGTATTATAGCTGTTCTTCCTTTGTTTGGATACCAACTTGATATTGATGATGTTACGCTTAATTCTATTGCCGGTGGTGTTCTTGCTGTTTATGGGGTGTTCAATCAAGTCGCAACGGCTGCTTCCACAGACAAAGTGGGAATTACAGGTAAGGCCAACAATATTAAGCCTAAATAGAGAAAATATAAGTATGCCTAATGCACAAGCAGTAGGTGTTGAAATAGAGATTAAATATAAATAGGAGAAACAAATGGCAAAAGAAAAAAGAAATCTTTACCATAGAAAGGTAGAGTGGGAACACAAAGTGAAAGCCGCTGAAAATCTTGACGCAGCAAGAAAAAATGTAGCTATTCGTAAAGCACAAATGAAGAAACTTAATATTAAAAAAGGTGCTTACCCAAATCTTGATGCAGATCTTGCTAAAAAGACTACGGAATACAATAAAGCTTTAGCTAAAAAGAAACGTCTTGATAGAACAGAGAAGCTATATGACAAATTCAATACTAAATTAGATGCTTATGAAGCGAAACAAGAGGCTAATAAAAAAGCAGCTACGAAAGCACGTCGAATTAAAGGGGGTGTAATTGGTGCAGCAGCTATGGCTGGTCATGAAATAGGTACAGCTTTAAATAAAAAATATAATATTAGTGGAAAAATTGTAGATAAACTTTTACCTTCAAAAGATCCAAATGAAAGAGCTAATACAGATATTCACGGGAAATCAACCCGTATCACTATGACCCCAAAACCTAAAAAAACAGTTACTCCACGTAAAAAACCATTAACCACCAAAAATAAAAAATAGTAATTAAATATAAATAGGAGAAAGAAATGCCAAAAGCTATTAAAAAACAAAGTAGCTCTATACAGAAAAAGTCAAATGTAGCACGACCCTTAAATACTATTGAAGCTCCCAAACAATTAGCTGCTCCAAAGAATTTACCTTCCACTTTAGTTAGAAATACATCTAAAATGAAAGTAGTTGGATCAGGAAAAGCAACTGATCCTGCTCTTCCTAATAAAAGTAAAGAACTAGTTAAAAAGGCTGGAGGTTCTTTATTAAAACGTGCTGGTGCTGTTGGGTTAGCAATTACAGCAGCAAGTGCTTTACATGAAGCATATAAAAAACACGCAGATAAAACTCCTCCAAAACAAGGACAAGCAAATGTTACTACAGAGGGGAAAAGTACAAAGATATCTATGGATAAAAAAGCTAGACTACCAGCTAAAAAACCGAAAGGGGCTGCAAAAGAAACCCCAAAACTATCAGCTACCCGTATTGCCTTTAATAAGGCGTTTAGAGAAGCAAGAAAAGCTGGAAAATCTGAATTTACTTTTCGTGGAAAACCTTATCATACAAGACTCAAATAATGCAAGATAAATATGCTGCTATAAGAGAAGCAGCAGAAAGTAATGTACTCACATTTGTTAAATTGGTTGCCCCTTATATGCATTTGGGGGCAGTGCATGAAGAACTTTTGTTATGGGCTACTAGGCAGGATGGGCTAGACAATAAACTCATTTTGATGCCTCGTGACCATCTTAAAAGTAAGATGGCAGCATTTATAGCTGCATGGTGGCTAACAAAAGACCCAACAGAAACAATTTTATATGTATCTAGTACAGCTTCATTAGCTGAGAAACAACTAGGACAAATAAAAGGAATATTAGAAAGTGATGTTTATCGGCGTTATTGGCCTGACATGATAAACATTGAGGAAGGAAAGAGGACTAGATGGAACACTGAGGAAATTATAGTAGACCATCCTCTAAGGAAAGCAGAAGGTATTGCAGATCCTTCTATTAAAGCTATAGGTATTACTGGTAGTGTTACTGGGTTTCATGCTAGTAAAGTGGTGTTAGATGACTTAGTAACCCCACAAAATGCTTATACAGAAGAAGGTAGGGAGAAAGTATCAAGCCTTTATTCCCAACTAGCTTCTATTGAAGGTGCAACAGCACAAGAACTAGTAGTAGGCACTAGGTATCATCCTAAAGATTTATATAATGATTTAATTCTCATGAAGGAAATATTCTTTGCTGAGAATGGAGATGAAGAAGAGATACTTGTTTATGAAGTATTTCAAAGAGTAGTAGAAACTGATGGTGAATTTTTATGGCCTAGAAGTCAACGTAAAGATGGCAAAGCTTATGGATTTGATGCACAAATCCTAGCAAGAAAAAAGGCTAAGTATATAGACACTGCCCAATTTTATGCACAATATTATAATGATCCAAATGATCCTGGTAGCCAGGCAATAGAAAGTAATAAGTTTCAATACTATGAAAAGAATTTACTAAAGAACATAGAAGGTACATGGTTCTTTAAAGACAGAAAACTTAATGTATATGCTGCAATTGACTTTGCTTTTAGTAGAAGTAAACGTGCAGATAGTACAGCAATAGTTGTTGTTGGTATTGATTTTCAAAATAACATCTACATATTAGATATTAATAGATTTAAAACAGATAGAATAAAAGAATATTTTGATAATTTATTACATCTCCATAATAAGTGGGGATTTAGAAAGATGCGTGCTGAGGTGACAGTAGCACAACAAGCCATTGTTACAGAACTTAAAGAAAGCTACATAAAACCTCAAGGACTGGTAATTAGCATAGATGAATATCGTCCTTCCCGTAACGAAGGGGATAAGGAAGAAAGAATAGCTGCAATATTAGAACCAAGATATGACAATATGCAAATATGGCATTACAGAGGTGGAAATTGTCAACTATTAGAAGAAGAACTTATTTTAAGACGACCACCCCATGACGATATTAAGGATGCACTATCTAATGCTATAGCTATTGCCAAAGCACCACCACAAAGAATGCAACAATCTATAAATAATAATGTCGTATATCACAGTAGGTTTGGGGGAATAAAATAATGGTTGGAAGTGTAGCAACAGTACAGAGAATTAAAGGTGTATTAAATGATAAGAGTGATAGTTTAGCACTTGCTCTTGTTGCTATGTATTCTCAATGGAAGCTTCAAAGAGAAGCCAAAGAACGAGAATGGAAAGAACTTAGAAACTACATATTTGCTACTGACACTACCACTACAAGTAATAGTGGGCTTCCCTGGAAAAATAGAACTACTATCCCAAAAATATGTCAGATTAGAGACAATCTCCATGCTAATTATATGGATGCTCTATTCCCCAATGATGATTGGCTCATTTGGGAAGGAGATGATGAAGATAGCGTAGCAATAGATAAAAGAAAAATCTTAGAATATTATACTAAAAACAAGGCAAATAATTCTGGATTTTTAGAAACTGTTTCTGCTCTATTACTTGACTATATAGATTATGGTAATGCTTTTGCCGAAGTAATATGGGTTAATGAAACACACACAGATGCACTCACTGGTGAAGAAGAAACCACATATAAAGGTGGTAAACTTGTAAGAATTTCTCCCTTTGACATTGTATTTAATCCCGCTGCTTCAAGTTTCAGTAAGAGCCCTAAATTCAGAAGATATATAAAAACTATAGGTGAACTGAAGAAAGAACTGAAGTATAGAACAGATTTGAACTTTGATGAGAAAGTATTTTCTGATTTAGTTGAAAGACGTAGAGAACTTTCTTCATTTAAGAAAGAAGATATTGACAAGGCTGAAGGATATTTAGCAGATGGTTTTGGCACTTTGTCTGAATATTATGGTAGTGGTATTGTTGAACTCTTAGAGTTTGAAGGTGATTACTATGATAGCACAAATGATGTGCTTTATGAAAATAGAATAATCACTATTATAGATCGGATGCAAATCATCCGTAATATACCAAATCCTAATTGGACTGGCAAGGATAATAAGTTGCATGTATGTTGGAGAGCAAGACCAGATAATTTATATGGAATGTCTCCATTAGATAATTTGGTAGGACTTCAATATAGACTCGATCATTTAGAGAATGCTAAAGCAGACGCATGGGATCAAACTATCCTACCCCCTAAAGTAATTAAGGGAGATGTAGAACCTTTTGAGTGGAGTCCTAATGTTGATATTCATGTGCCTGAGGATGGGGATGTTACCATATTACCACCAAACCCTGCTGTGTTTCAAGCAAATAATGAAGTAGCATTTTTGATGGGACTTATGGAAGAAATGGCTGGTGCGCCTAAACAAGCAATGGGAATTAGGACACCAGGAGAGAAAACGGCATTTGAGGTGCAATCTTTAGAGAACGCTGCTGGAAGGATATTTAATAATAAGATATTAAAGTTTTCTAGGGAAATGCTAGAGCCAGCTATAAATCTTTTTGTAGAAGTTGCCAGACGCAATCTTGATTATGCTGACACAATTAAAGTAGTAGACAATGATTTTGGTGTTGCTCAATTTATGAGTATTACTAAAGATGATCTCACTGCTAAAGGAAAACTTAAGCCAGTAGGAGCTAGACATTTCGCAGCAAGAGCGCAATTGATACAAAATCTAACAGGTATATTCAATAGTCCTATAGGACAGATGATTCAACCTGATTTGTCAAGAAAGGCATTAACACAACTAATTGAAGAAGTATTAGGTCTTTCTAAATTCAAACTATTTAAAGAGAACATTGCTGTATCTGAACAACTTGAAACACAGAAACTCATGCAACAAGCCCAAATAGATTTGCAAGGAGATTCTCAGGTTCCACTAGAGGAAGCAATGATTGGTGGTGATTTACAACAAGGGGCACAATGAAGAATTTATTAAAGGAAACGGTTGAATATGAAAAATTAACTAAACAAGAAGTGCTTGCTCATATTAGAGCATATCTCCTCGAATTAGAAGATATTTCTAAAAGAAGCCAACTTGACAGAGACAACTTCGATAAAGCTTCTTGGCCATATCTCCAGGCTTATGAGAATGGAGTGCAAAAAACTTTAATTAAACTTCAAGATTTTATAAACATATGACAGAAAACATTTTTGAACAGAGTGCAGACCAAGCACCTGAAGCAATCCAACCAGTAGTACAAGAACCAGCAATTCCACCAGAACTAGCTGAGTTTGTAGGAACTGGTAAAAAATATGCCAGCGTAGCTGAAGTGTATAAAGCTTTTCCACATGCACAAAAACATATTTCCATTTTGGAAGATGAAAATAAGCAATTGAAGGAAGAACTAACACGTAGGCAAGCAGCAGAAGATGTACTAAATGCATTACAACAAAGAATGGAGACACCCTCCCAAACACAGGAACAACCACCTGTAAATTCGTTGCAAGATATTCAAGCATTGGTACGGCAGGAATTAGAGCGTGATAAAGCAGCTTCAATTTCAATGGCAAATCAACATGAGGTGGTAAATAAATTTACTCAGCTTTACGGAGATAAAGCACAAACTCAATTTGAACAACTTGCTAGAGATTTAAGTGTACCTATCACCTATTTAAATAATTTAGCAGCAACCTCTCCAAAAGCACTATATAAACTTGCTGGTATTGAACACAGCAAGAATACATATTCAGGCAAGCTTGAAAGTGATTTGAATATTCAACAAAATCTTCAAGAACAGAATGACAAGATAGCTGTTAGCCTCAATGGTGGTGCTAGAGAAGATGCGGCTGCAATAAGAAAAGCAAGAGAACAAATTCTTAAACAATATACATAAAGGAAAATAAATGACTCAACTGACTACAAACACAACTGCGTTTATTGACGCACAGATATACAGCAAGTATATTCTTGATAACCTGGAGCCATACCTGTTACCAGAGATTTTCTGGCGTGATGTGTCTGACTTCCAAAATGGTACTACTCTTAACGTAAAAACTGTTGGTGACGTAACCCTGCAAGAAGCTGCTGAGGATGTACCATTGGTGTTTAATCCAATTGACACTGGTACTATCACCATGACTATCACTGAATATGTTGGTGATGCTTGGGCAGTGTCCGATGATTTGCGTACTGATGGTAGCCAAATTGACCAATTGATGGGTCTTCGTGCAAGAGCATCTACTCGTGCCTTAGCTCAACATCATGAGTCTAAATTCTTAGCTAAAGTAGCTACGATTCAAACCAATGCTAACGTAAACTTGGTTAATGGCGTTCCTCACCGTTGGGTAGCTGGTGGTGCTGGTGCTTCAAACCGTGTTATGACGTTGGAAGATTTGTTAACCATGCAATATGCATTTGACGAAGCTGATGTACCACAAGAAGGACGTGTAGCTATTGTTCCTCCTGTTGTTGCTGCTTCTTTAAACTCATTAGCTAATTTGGTTAATGTATCAAACAACCCAATGTTTGAAGGTATTGTAACAACCGGTTTTCAACGCAGCCATAAATTTGTTCGTAATATTTTTGGTTGGGATATTTGGACTTCTACCCGTTTACCACGTAAAACTGCTACTGAAGCATTGAATGCTGCTTCTTATGATTTGGCTAATGATACAGCAGAAATTGGTGACATTGCAAGTGTATTTATGTGTGTTGCTGATGACAACTGTAAGCCAGTTATGCATGCATGGCGTAAACAACCAGGAGTAGAAGGCTGGAGAGACCATGAATTGCGCCAAGACAAATTCCAAACCGTTAGTCGTTTTGGTTTTGCTGGTCAACGTCTAGACACTGTTGGTGTTATCTGGACTTCTCCAACTGCACGTACTTAATAATTTATAGGGGAGGTTTCTCCCCTTTTTTTAATAAAGGAAAATAAAATGACTTTAGAAGCTGATGGAATTAGAGGTACAGTAAAGAACTATGGCACTCGTGCCACAGATATGAAATATGGTGGTTTCACTGATGGTGATAGTTTAATTAAAACTGTTGTGTGGGACTTTAATTATGATGATTTACCTGATGCAGCAACCAATAAACTTGGATATGTAATCCCTGCGGGTAGCACTATTATGGCATGTTACTTGCGTATTATCACCGCATTTACGTCCACTTCTACTACTACAGACTTGTTAATTGGTTTACAACGTGCTGATGGTACGGAAATTGATAATGATGGTTTAGTTGCAGCAGCAGAAGCTACTCAGACAACTATTCAAGTTGTTGGTAGTAGAATTGTAGGTGCTGGTGCGCTCATTGGTAAAATTTCTGATGCTACCTATGATGGTGAACTTGTAGTTACTCCCAGTGTAAATGACTTGTTAACAGGTCGTGGGCAAGTAATTCTACAATATATTCCACCTGCCCCATAATCATAATATGAGTCCCTTCGGGGACTCTCTATAGAGGATATAAAATGGCAATTAATTCAAAAACAATTGATTTATCTGGTTTAGATGTAAGAGCAAAAAGTGTAACATTAGAAAGTGGCGGATCAATTGATATTGATAGTGGTACTGCTACGGCAACTGCTGGTGCAGCTACATTATCTAAAATGGCCGGTGTAGTTACTTCCGAAGCTTTAACTACCGCCGCCGCCGCTGCTTACACCTTAACATTAACTAACACTGTTATTGCTGCTACTGATATGGTATTTGTTTCTGTAGCAAATGGAACAAATAGTGCTGGTATTCCTATAGTGGGCAGAGTTACTCCCGGTAGTGGTAGTTGTACTATTCTGATTGAAAATCAACATGGTGCTAATGCTTTTAATGGCACAATTAAAATTTCTTTCCTTGTTATAAAGGCTTAATATGGTTGCTCATGCTTCTCTACCTGAAGCTGATCTGCATGAATGTAAGGGAGCCTCAACAGCTGCAGTAGGTAAAACTATTATAGCTGGAGGGGCTGGTACTGCTACATTCAAATATGCAAATCCACATGGTAGTGTCTATTATTCAGATTTAGCCACTGGAACTACAATAACTTATCCAAGTGCGTATACAAAAGTAGCTCCTACAACTACGGCTAATGGAACAGCAGTAGAATTTACTGAGGCTACAACTGCTAAACTAACTTACACTGGTACAGATACTCTTGATTGTAGGGTATTATGTAATATCACATTAGACCAAAATGTAGCGGGAGATAGGGATGTATATTTCAAAATATACAAAAATGGAAGTGCTGTTACGGGTTCTGAAGTAGGAACTACTGTAGCACAATCACAAAAACATAATGTCTCCTTACAGTTTGACATTCCAAATCTAGCTACTAATGACTATATAGAAATATATTGTAAAAATACAGGAGCTTCTGGAGATGTAAAAATATATAGTTTCTATTTAACAGCATTCTGTATGAGGGGATAATAATGGCTAGAATGACTGTAGGAGAACTTGTAGATGATATTCTATCTTCAATGGATAGTGATCCTGTTACACTATATGATGACACTGTTGAAAGTAGACAAGTAGCACAAATACTTCTCTCTACATATTATCATTTAATAGATGGCAAGGATTGGCCAAATCTCTATTCAATGTTTACATTAACAGAGACTTCAGCATCTACTCCATGCCACATGACTATCCCTACAGCAACAATGGACATTAAGGGGGTGAAATATAATGTTCGTACTTCTACAGATACTAAGGATAAATATCAAGAGATTAAATTCTTAGAACCTCAAGAGTTTATGCTTATACTAGATGCTAGAGATAGTAGCGCAACTAATGTAGACCAAATTACAGCTAGCAGTATTAAATATAACTTTTACAATGATAGAGCGCCTTCTTATTACACTTCTTTAAACGAAACTACAGCTATTTTCGATGCTTATGATAGTGATGTAGAAGCTTATTTAAAAACAGCTAAAACACAAGTATATGGAAAAACATATCCTACAGTAACTCTTACTGATGGCATGTATTTTGATCTTCCTCCAGATGCTTTTAGTTTGTTATTAGAAGAAGCTAAAAGTATGGCATGGGCAGAACTAAAACAAACACAACACGTAAAAGCTGAACAACGCTCTATAACACAACGCAGACGTATGAGTAAGGAAGCCTGGAAAATTCGTAACAGTACACGCTATCCTGATTATGGAAGAAGGAGTGTTAAATAATGCCTAGAGAAGCTAAACCAGGGGGAGCTAAAGACAAAACACAACCACATATATCAGAATTGGTAGGTTTTCCCCATGATATGAGAGAAACTTATAAACAGATGTATAAAAAAGATGTTGAATTTAAAATTAAAAAATTAGTATTCGAGGATTTAGATGCCATTAAAAAAAGGAAAGAGCAAAAAGGTAATAAGCAAAAACATTAGTCAACTCTCACATGAGGGTTATCCACAAAAACAAGCCATAGCTATTGCTTTTAGCAAAGCTAAACAATCCAAAAAGAAATCAAAATGAAAGAATATACAACTCCAAATGGTAAAACAATAGTAGTTCAGTCGGATGCTTATGGTATCACAGTGTACTTTAAGGAAGGTGGTGAACTTCCTGCTGAATTACAAGGTAGATGGACTGATGCTCAAAAAGCAGAGCTAGATATATTACGTTATTTAGCTAAGATGGAACCATTACATTTACAAGTTAAAGACGAGAATGGTATTTTCCAAAAAGTAAAAAATCCTAAAAAATTAGACGTATCTGCAAATGCCAGCTAATAAAATAAACCAACCTGTCAATACCTTTGTTAAGGGACTTATTACTGAAGCTAGTCCTTTAACCTTCCCTGAGAATGCCTCATTAGACGAGGTAAATTTTAAGCTCAATAGGGATGGGAGTAGAGATCGACGTTGGGGTATGCAGAACATCTACAGAGAGGCTCTCCCATTCTCTAGGGTAGAATTTGAGAGGTTTACTGGTAAAGTATTTAAGTGGGAACAACCTAAAGGAGCAAGAAAATCTGTTAT